ACTTAACAAATCATCATCAACTGGCAACATTAACAGGCGTTCCATTGCTGGAGTTGCACGTTCTGCCGCCTCACGCAGTGCCTGGTAATTAATTTCGCTCACTGGTTGCCTCCTTTGCGAAGCTCTGCAGCGAAATATACAGCTGCGGAAACAATAGCTGCATGTCGGTATTCACCATCAGAAAATAAAGAATCTCCCTTAAGTGCATTGACGATACTCTGATGATTTTTTGCCAGCATCTCTACCCCCTGCGCCCGTACTTCAGCCAGGAAAGCATCGGTGGCTGGGGTTTCGCTGTGGTGCAGGGCATCGTTGATAATCATTGCAGCAACACCAGCCTGCCCTGCATCCGTGACCGACACATGCTCAAGAGTTACGGCCATTGCGTGTTTCAGTCCGGCGTTCTCTGCCACCAGCGCCGCGAGATTAGTCTCAAGCTCTGCAATACGGCACATAGCATCAATATTTGTGTCTTCCAGCCGCTTAATTTCATCCAGTAGTGCCAGTGCCACCGATGGCGTGAACGCCATACGAAACGCCACAAAATTTTGATGCATAGGTTCTGTTTCTACTGCAACTGCCGCATCTCGCAGTGCCTGATAGTCAATTGTCATTCTCGCCATCCTTCACAGTTGTAATCACGACAGCCTTCAAAATCATATGGGCTGTACTGCCAGGTTATTTTTCCGCAATGCGGACAATTCCAACGCACCTTCCCGCTTCGCGACTTCTTTCTTCTGTTCTGCTCTTTCAACCAGTCAGGCATGACCAAACCTGCGCCCTGAACCATTGTTCTGCGGTTAAAGTTATTGATATTGAACGTCCGGTGCTTTGCTGCATCAGCAATGGAAAATGGCAACCAAACTATTCCTGGTTCGTTTTTGTTGGCGACGCTAAAGATGGTCGCTTTACTGAAGTCATCTGTTGGCAATCCACCGTGTTGAAGCCAGTAAACATCGTTGCCGTTCCAGCTACCTTTTTTGTAGGCCACATACGCAGTACAATCTGGCTCAATCAGGCTTTCTGTAGGGATGTACTGGCAATCAACGTGCCACACAGCCATTGCATCCACGCTATCAGCGCAAACAGGCTGATCGATATCTCGACCACAATTCCAGGATTTTTGGGCTTCTTCCAGCGTGTAAACATGAGCGCGATCGATATCAGAACTGTAACCATTGCCGTTATGGCAATGGAATGAGGCGTTATTACCCACAGTTTCACGCAAGCACATCATGTAAAAACGGTTATTCACTGGCTGCCTCCTTTACGCCACATCGCATTCAGATATTTGTTGTCATTAACAGAACCGAAACTCTTTCTCTTAAGCAATTCCTCTCTCGATGGCATTGGCTTTACGCGTTGGCGAATAATCATTTCTGCCGGAAGAATGCCGGGATTGTATGCAAGTCCTCTCATGGTAAATTCCTCAGTCATTACTGATAGCGCCATAGCGTGAGCGGTAATTACGCAGGCGCGGGTCGATATATTCAGGGAATTTGTCTATTGTCGCTTTTCGCAACGGTCTCATTGCTGTTTCGTTTGTTCGGTCCTTCTCCTGTTTTAGCGCGAGTTGTATATCGCGTCGGTACATCCGTTCTGCTTTTGTTTCTGGTGTCAGAGCAAGAAACGCGTCGAAATTGTTTTTGATATTTCCCAGCACCTCCGCCTTGGAGCTACCGGAGCAGTTGCGCGGGTCATCCGCACCATACAGAGGCGCTGGCATAATGGGAGCCTTATTTTCAGTAATCAGAAAGGAGGGTAATCGTTCTGGCTGTAACCATAATCATCTGCATGATTATGGCTTACGTTTTTAGAGCGATTGTCTTTATCTTTGAGGCTGGCAACCATGTTGGCGATAGTTTCTGGTTGCTTGCCTTCTGCCTTTTCTTTAAGGGTTTGACCTGTTTGTGCAATAAACGGGATGCGTATTTCCATCTGGTAGCTGTCTGCGCCAGTCTTTTTGTTTGTGGTTAATACTTTCTGGAGCACTAACCCGATTTTCTTTCCATGAAATTCAGGTGCAACAAATTTACTGGCGGAAACCATATGTTGCGTTAATTGTCCAATCCCGGCACACCCCATCATGGCGTGAACGACATTTGCGCCAAATTTGTTTTCCGTGCCGTCATTTTTCTGAACACAGACGCTAAGATACTGGATTTTACGTCCGTCGTCGGATTCTCCAGAAAACTCAATAAATTTGGCTCCTTTTTCTGATTGCTTGAGTTCTGCTTCAGTAATGGTAATTATGTAAGCGCCAGTTTCGTTAATAAAACCACCTTGCCCTGCGGTCAGTGCTGCTTCTTCGTTATAAGTAAAAATTACGTTGCTCATGCGGCGTTTTCCTTAATTTGATGAACATTATTGATGCCGTAGTAATCACAAACAGTGGCATCGACGAAAGAGAGATCGTTATCAATCTCATTGGAATCAAACATTCCCATTGGGGATTTAACAGTGTCTGCACCGTTGTTTTTCGTGGTGAAAAAGAACTGGTCATCGCGGGTAAGAGTGCGAAGAACTATAGTAAACATGCCTTCGACAGTGATTTTCTCGTCCAGCATTTTGCCGATAGTCTTCATTTTCACGCGCCCCATAGGGGTTTCTTCGGTGTGCGCAAGAAAATAGACTCTCAGGTCATCAGGCGCATCCTGTGCAGCCTTAATGACCTCCCATGCGTGGCGGCCTATCTCAGTAAATTTATCAAACGATTTTTCTTCTGAGCGGCGCATAAACTCATTGCTCATCACATACTGGAAGTCATCAACAATAACGATTCTTTTCCCGTATTCGTGAGCACGCTTAATTACGGCAACTATTACACCCCATTTGTCAGTGGTAACTACGGTTCCTTTTTTTGCTCTGGCATCCCATGCAAGCCAGTCTTTTGATTTAAATGGTAGCGGCTTGCCTATTGGTTTTATAAGTATTGCTTCCTCTGGATTGATATTTCTCATGCTGGTTGATTTTCCGGTGCCAGACTCACCGAGTATTAATATCGCAGTTCCCATAATTCACCTCAGAATGGTAATTCGGATGGGGAGGAAAGAAATTCGCGCTCATTCATGCGCTCTCTTTGTGCCAGCCATAAGCAAAGTTGTTTCTTTGATTTATCTCCCGCTTTACGCCAGTAACGAGCCTCAGCAATGTGATACTCTCTTTTTAATCGACTTAACTCTGGAGTTTTCGCCAGTTCTACCGGGATCATTTTGACCTCCATTTTCTGTAGGCTTCGACGGCCTCACGAAACATCTTTTCATCGCCAATAAAAGTGGCGATAGTGAATTTAGTCTGGATAGCCATAAGTGTTTTATCCATTTTTGGGAACTCCTGGCTGATTAAGTACGTCGATGAGTCGCTTCCATCCGTCACGTAATTTACGGGTGATTCGTTCAAGTAAAGATTCGGAAGGGCAGCCAGCAACAGGCCACCCTGCAATGGCATATTGCATGGTGTGCTCCTTATTTATACATAACGAAAAACGCCTCGAGTGAAGCGTTATTGGTATGCATATAAAAAGGCCCTCACGCACTGGAGGGCAAAGAAGATTTCCAATAATCAGAACAAGTCGGCTCCTGTTTAGTTACGAGCGACATTGCTCCGTGTATTCACTCGTTGGAATGAATACACAGTGCTTATTTGTACTAATAAAATACCCAATTTTCTGTTTCTTGGTTGTGTCCAAAGTTATATTCAATATCTGGTGTTGATGTATCAATATTCTTCATCCCATCAACAAGAGTTGATACAACAGCCAAATCTTGTTTGATTCTCATTAAATGGTATTTCTTCCGGCGCAATAAACTTTCAATGGCAAGTTTCTTCGTTGGGAATGCAAAAGATCTTTCTGCATTTTTTGCTACTTTCTTAATTGCATATCTATTTCTCTTTTGTTTCCATTCCTGTAACCACTGATTTGGTGCTGGTTTAAAATTAACAATCCAATGCGCAGGAACCAACCATGCATAATGCTCTGTCTGATGAAAAGCTATATATTGAAGTGCGAATATTTTGATTCCATCTTCTTCAACTGTCGCCTGGAATCTCCAGAAAACAGGCATTCCATCATGTTCAGTTTCTGATTCAGGAAAAGGTACGCTCCATGATATTGTCATATATCACCTCAAATAAGTGGTTTGCTGCCTAATTTCATTTTCTGGCGACCAACACAAGTCACACCCATTTCACTGCGTGGCTTGCGGTAGTAAATACGGTTCTGTTTACGCTCGACTTCTTCTGCCTTCTTGCAGCGAAGGCTTCCGAGTGATATTGCTTTTTCAGAAAGGCTTAAACGCTTTCTTGGGGCCTCCTGAACAGGTTCCTCACTGTCTGTGCCGAAGATAGAATCAATGATGTTGCAGATGGCATCACGCTCGATAGCCATCTTTCTGCGCCGCTCATGACGGCGAGTTTTGGCATTTCCTGCAAATGTTGATTTCCCGTACACGATTACCGTCATGATGTTTTCCTCATGTGAAATGGCTTTGGTGGTGATGCGCCAGGTGCTGATCTTCTGGTTGCTGTCGTTGCAGCTGCAATTCACATCACCGACAAACCCATCTCGTTTGGTATCTGTTTGCGCTTTGTCAGCGCCCCATCGAAGTTAAAGAGCCTGCCAATCTGTTCCGTTTGGCTTCCAGCTTCCTGCTGACGTGACAATAATGAACCAATAGTTCGATATTATCAAGAACTATTGGTACGAAAATTTTGTGGTTTATTAATGCTTCGAGATATGATTTTGATATATAAGGAAATTTATTTTTGTAAATGCTGCAGATTGGTCTGTAGTTGAAGGGGGTATTGCTGGTGAGTTGGTTCGCGGTTTACCACATTTTCGGCTATTAAATATGGGGGGCGATCGTGAGGCAAAGAAAACCCGGCGCTGAGGCCGGGTTGATGATTAGCGGTGTGGCCTTGAGCGATAATGCTCACACACATGTTCAAGATTTCCATACCTTATCCGTTCATAGGCATTCACATGAACTTCTCGATCGAATTGGTCATTCAAATTGTATGTAGACATCTGTGTTTTCTCATATTGGCGGCAGCCCTACAACCGCTTGAAAAAATGTACCAGACGCGCTAAGGTTACATCGCAAATATTGTGTACCTTAACAAGGGCTCCTTTTGGAGGCTCTGGTTAAACAGCATCAATGTCGGACTGGGGAGTTGGACATTGTGCTGAATGCTTTTGCATTATTGAGGCCGAACGTAAACCTTCAGAATTGAAGAGATGCGTTCGGCTTCTTCGTTTGTGATATCGTTAGGAATGCCTTTAATCGTTACTGTAACCCCTGATTCAGGTCGAAGAACTACTGGAAGATCATAGGTATGAAGTGCATTAGCCTTGCCTTCGACTTTTGTTGGTTCGCCAGTCAAATCTTTTTCCTCACTGGATTCTTTGTCAATCGGAGTGTATGGGATTTCTTCACCAGACTGGAAAGCTACAAACTTTTTGATTGCACTTTCCATGCGGCTTTTATATGCAGTAATGCTGCTGTCGCTAGGCTTCGGCTCAGTTGCGTTGATGTATCGCTCGGCAAGCTCATTCACATCAAGCTGAGTAACATCACCCATTTCCTCTTCTTGGACTACCGTTAAGAGGCGAGCGGATGAGTTTTTTAAATTTCGAGCGGTGGCCTCCTTCATTATGTTCAGCGACATAAGCTCTTCAAGGAAGTCCTTGAATGCCTGCACGCTAACGTTTGACTTTGCCATTTGCTCTCTCTCTAAGTTATTGACTCAGATCGAGTTTATCCAGGAATTGATTTGCATGTAAGACTCAAGTCTTGAGAATTTCCGTTCAAGATCCACTCTCAATAAAAAAGGCCGCACCTCTGCGACCTTTCATCTCCTAAATCTCTTTTCTCTTACCTAAAGAAACAGCAGGCTGGGTCAGCCCTAACAACTTCAAGTGCATCGGTCAGAGAAAGCTCCGTGCTATACAGGTGTTATTTCATATCTTTTTGCATCCAATAAATTTTCCATCTGTCCAGAGAGCGGATGCACTTGATTCTTGTTGATGGCAGGACGTTTTTTCACCTGCCTCACCCTGCCATACAGGACGCTGCTCACCGATATCTATCGTCCGGTCATTGATGTTATAGACAATATCCAGATCATTACGGATATACTCAGATGGCCTTATGCTTTCAATGAATAGATGAACTTCTTTTTGACCGCTTGATACTCATGGCCATTAAACTCCATCTATCCTCTTTACCCAAACGTCTCTTCAGGCCACTGGTTACCAGCTATGTGACGATGAAGTCACGAACTTTTCAGCCACTCCCTTGCCTCGATGTCATCCAGATGGCGAGATTGCTTCAGAATACCAGCCACATACTCCACCTTTGCTACTTGATGATAAGGCAACGTTATTGGCCTGTGGTCCTGGTTGATGCTTGTAAATTGGTATTCTCCGTCTCTGTCATAGCCAAGAACTTTGATCATGTTGTGTCCTTCAACAGTTCTGACAAACACCTCATCACCCGGGAATACTTTGGTGTTAGGCTCAATGAGTACATATTCTCCTGATTTTATTCTAGGCCACATGCTGTCTCCTTTCACACGAAGACCAAAGGCATCTGGATCATCGCTATAAATTTTGAGCCACCCATCGCGCTCTTCGGTCATCTCGATGGCACCATCAACACCAAGAATTGCCTCACCAACCACGCGCACTAACCCTTTTTTTAATTTGCCAACAAATGAAAGAGTATCTTCATCATTCGCTCCATTTAACGAAGTGCCGTGCTGAAGCCAAACAACATCAACGTTTAGAAATTTCGCAAGCGCATTCATTTTTTCCTGACGCGGTAAAGACTCAGCATTAAACCATTTGCTAACGCCTTTGGACGAAAGAGAAAGGGCACGGGCTATGGCCATCCCCCTACCATGTTCATCAAGACCAGCTTCTTTACAGGCTTGCGCTAGCCGCTGGGCGAATTCTTTGCGCACTTTTTCATTCTGAACCATGAGTACGATACTAAAGCACTTGCAAAAACTTTCAGTTCAACCATAATACGTACTGAAAGTACGAAAAAGGATATTCCTATGCAAAATCTTGATGAGCCGATTAAAGGTGTCGGCATCCCTGAAGTTGCGAAGGCTTGTGGAGTTAGCGAAAGGGCTGTCTATAAGTGGCTCAAAAACGGCTTCCTCCCTAAGACTGAGTTTTTTGGGAAAACTAAATACGCATCAAAAATCGAAGAGATTTCTGGTGGCAAATATCAAGCAAGCGAAATGCTTGAAATAAGCAAAAAGAACCTTCTGGCTGCATAAGTAACACCGCTCTTTATCAATCTGCACCGCCGACAACGCGGTAACTAATTAAGCACTCATCGAAAGATGAGTATTAGTGATTATTTACCCATGGAAATAGTAAGAAATGGAACAAACAAGTTACAGCAAACTATCACAGCGCGACGTTGATCGCGCAGAAACAGATTTACTCATCAACCTGTCAACGCTTACACAGCGCGGTCTGGCAAAGATGATTGGCTGTCATGAATCGAAGATAAGCAGAACGGACTGGAGATTTATTGCTTCGGTCTTGTGTGCTTTCGGAATGGCATCAGACATCAGTCCGATTAGCAGGGCTTTTAAGTATGCGCTTGATGAAATCACAAAGAAAAAATCCCCGGCCGCCACCGAGGATTTTAAGCAAATTGATATGCAATTCTGAGGGAATTACTGGATCAATCCACAGGAGTAATTATGACAAAACGTCGTAAGAAATACCAGGAAAAAGAAGAGATTCGACACCCTGATTCACCTGAGGGATTAGTGGTAGCCGCAGCAAATAACAGGGCGTTCGCAGAGCGCCTTGTTGGTGTTTACAGACTAGCCAAAGCAGGAGTGAAACATGGGCGTCGTTAAGTTAGCTGATTACAGGCCTCAACTGGAGGTCGTGGAGCATCGCGTGGCAGAACTCGAAGATGGCTACACTCGGACTGCAAACACACTGTTAGAAGCCGCCATGCTTTCTGGACTTACTCTACATCAGTTACTGATTGTTATGGCTGTGTGGCGCAAGACATACGGTTACAACAAAAAAATAGATTGGATCGGAAACGAACAGTTCGCTGAACTCACTGGCATGGCACCAACCAAATGCTCTACCGCCAAAAACGAGCTTATCAGAATGGGAGTTCTCATTCAGGTGGGGCGTCAAGTTGGTATGAATACAAACATTTCCGAGTGGAAAACGAAAGTTAACGGATTCGGTAAAACATTTACCAATTCGGTAAAACAAACCTTCACCAAATCGGTAAAAAGCAATTTACCGAATCAGTCAAACACAAAAGACAATATACAAAAGACAATAAATACAAATACCCCCTTACCCCCTAACGGGGGCGGCGATGGGCAGGTTAAACCTGAACGTCGCAAGGCAGAACGAATCGACTACGAATCCTTCCTGAACGCCTACAACACCGAAGTCGGTGACAGACTTCCACATGCTGTTGCGGTCAACGAGAAACGCAAACGCCGCCTGAAGAAAATCATCCCGCAACTGAAAACGCCAAACGTGGACGGTTTCAGAGCGTATGTCAGGGCGTTTGTGCATCAGGCCAAGCCGTTTTACTTCGGAGACAACGACACGGGCTGGACGGCCGATTTTGATTACCTGCTGAGGGAAGATTCGTTAACGGGAGTACGGGAAGGGAAGTTTGCAGACAGGGGGATTGCATGAGACAGGATATCGAAGCGAGCGTTATCGGTGGCCTGCTGATTGGTGGATTAACACCAACCGCCAGCGACGTTCTGGCAACGCTGGATCCGGAAGCGTTTTCAATTCCACTCTACCGGAAAGCCTTCGAGGTTATCCGCAAGCAGGCGAGAAACAGAAACCTAATCGATGCGCTGATGGTTGCCGAGGCGTGCGGAGAGGAGCATTTCACGTCAATCCTGATGACCAGCAAAAACTGCCCGAGTGCCGCAAACCTGAAGGGATATGCCGGAATGGTCGCGGATAACTATCACCGCCGTCTGGTGCTGGAAATCATGGACGAAATGCGTGAACCAATTCAGAGCGGAACCATCGACGCATCGAGTCAGGCGATGGATGAGCTTGTAAAGCGTCTCTCAGCCATCAGAAAGCCCCGTGACGAGGTTAAACCTGTACGGTTAGGTGAAATCATCACTGACTACACTGACACGCTTGACAGGCGTCTGAGGAACGGAGAAGAGTCCGATACCCTGAAGACCGGAATCGAAGAACTTGACGCTATCACCGGAGGGATGAACGCGGAAGACCTGGTGATTATCGCCGCTCGTCCTGGTATGGGGAAAACCGAACTGGCGCTGAAGATTGCCGAAGGTGTTGCAAGCCGCGTTATTCCTGGTTCTGACGTCCGGCGCGGAGTATTGATTTTCTCAATGGAAATGAGCGCATTGCAGATTGCAGAGCGGAGCATTGCCAACGCCGGGAGGATGTCGGTTAGCGTGCTGCGAAATCCTGCATCGATGGATGACGAAGGCTGGGCGCGTGTTGCTAACGGCATGAGTCAGCTTGCAGATTTGGATGTATGGGTAGTCGATGCATCGCGGTTATCGGTCGAAGAAATACGCTCAATCGCAGAACGGCACAAACAGGAAAATCCAAACCTGTCACTCATCATGGCGGATTATCTTGGCCTGATTGAGAAGCCGAAAGCAGACCGCAACGACCTTGCAATTGCTCACATCTCCGGAAGCCTGAAGGCGATGGCGAAAGACCTGAAAACGTCTGTTATCTCCCTGAGTCAGCTTTCGCGCGATGTTGAGAAGCGACCAAATAAACGCCCGACAAACGCAGATTTGCGTGATTCAGGAAGCATTGAGCAGGACGCAGACTCAATCATCATGCTCTATCGGGAAGCGGTATATGACGAGAACAGTAGCGCCGCGCCATTTGCTGAAATCATCGTGACGAAAAACCGTTTTGGCTCGCTTGGTACGGTTTACCAGCGGTTCTGCAACGGACACTTTGTTGCGTGTGACCAGGATGAAGCCAGACAGATTTGCACAGCATCAAATGCACCTGCTGCGCGTGGCAGACGATATGCACAAGGGGCTGACGTATGACCATCTACATCACTGAGTTAATAACAGGCCTGCTGATAATCGCAGGCCTTTTTATTTGGGAGAGAGGGAAGTCATGAAAAAACTAACCTTTGAAATTCGATCTCCAGCACATCAGCAAAACGCTATTCACGCAGTACAGCAAATTCTTCCAGACCCAACCAAACCAATCGTAGTAACCATTCAGGAACGCAACCGCAGCTTAGACCAGAATCGAAAGCTTTGGGCTTGCCTTGGTGACGTCTCTCGTCAGGTTGAATGGCATGGTCGCTGGCTGGATGCAGAAAGCTGGAAGTGTGTGTTTACCGCAGCATTAAAGCAGCAGGATGTTGTTCCTAACCTTGCCGGGAATGGCTTTGTGGTAATAGGCCAGTCAACCAGCAGGATGCGTGTAAGCGAATTTGCGGAGCTATTAGAGCTTATACAGGCATTCGGTACAGAGCGTGGCGTTAAGTGGTCAGACGAAGCTCGACTGGCTCTCGAATGGAAAGCGCGATGGGGAGATCGGGCAGCATGACTATCAAATCAAATACGCCAGCACACGACAAGGACTGCTGGCAAACGCCGCTTTGGCTTTTTGATGCACTGGATATTGAGTTTGGATTCTGGCTGGATTCGGCAGCGAGCGACAAAAATGCTCTGTGTGCTCACTGGCTAACTGAGGCCGACGACGCGCTAAATTCTGAGTGGATAAGCCACGGGGCAATCTGGAATAACCCACCGTACAGCAATATCAGGCCGTGGGTGGAAAAAGCCGCTGAGCAGTGCATACAACAGCGACAGACGGTAGTGATGCTTGTGCCAGAGGATATGTCAGTCGGATGGTTCAGCAAGGCTCTGGAGAGTGTCGACGAAGTTCGCATTATCACTGATGGACGGATTAATTTTATCGAACCATCGACGGGGCTGGAGAAGAAGGGAAACAGCAAAGGCTCCATGCTGCTGATTTGGCGACCGTTCATCAGTCCTCGACGGATGTTTACTA